TGGCTACACTTGTAAATGGTAATGGAAATCTTGCAATCTATGCAGCTCAGGATTCTGATCTGATTGCAGCCATCTGCGGTAATGTCACATCAATCACTCAGGTCGGCAATAAGTTCGATTATGAGCTTTTGGATGCCAACACTATCGGTCTGAAGGATGGTGTCATTATTACGAAGGAAGGTCGAAGGATTCAGCTTGATGCCAATCATATTGATGAATTCGTTATTCCAAACGGACAGCAGGGCACTACAAACTATTACATCATCGGCTATAAGCTGGTGACTGATGGAGAGTCTAAGCAGACAGCTGAGACTTTTGTGCAACTTATGAATGATGGAACTGAGACCATCGCGGAAGGTACCTTCAGAGGCGGAGATGATTCGATTTTTGTATCGCTCTATCGCGTTGAGCAGGTCAACTTGAACATCAATTCTCTGACTTTGCTTTTGCCTTATAGCTCTGTTTTAACTGAAATTAATGAAGCAAAGGGTGAAGCTACTAAAAGATGGCTCAGATTTAATCCTGATAACAAGAAGGGTCTTATCATCAAGGCTGGCACACTCATCAAATCAAGATCAGGAAAATATTTATATTTTCCAACTGACCAGGCTTATGATTTTTCGACTTCTGTCACAGAAGCTGGAAAGGATTACTTTGTCTTTATTAACGATAATAAAGAGCTTTCCGTTTCGACTACACCAACAAGTGCAACTCTCACAAAGATTGGTCGCTTCCATACGCTTTGTGTGTCTGCAGGAACTATCACAATGATTGCACCTGCATCTCCATCTAGCGGAATTAGTGTCGGGGATGATTTCCTTGTTAAGCCTTATCACGAGGATGAGGACCCTGATTTCTATGCGTTCTATAACAAGAAAGTCACAGCTGTGACCGTTCAGAGCGCCTATGATGTTATCACTTGCGAGCATCCTTTATCTGGTTTTGCAGCAGGGGATATCCTTCCAGAGTCGGTATTCTGTCTCAATTTCCATCCTGATTGCTTATTTGAGGATGCGATGGTTTATGAAAAAACCACAGACCGATGCGTGGATGTTTACCTTTATAGCGGCACCAATTTAAAGACCAGAAGCGAGTACAATAAGACTCATACTGTGTCACGTGCTTACTACAATATTCAGCAGGATTTTCTGCAGGTAGGAAAGCGCTGCTTGTATGATTCAGAGTTTACGGCTGCAGCTTTAGGATCTAATGAAAAAACTGCAATCCAGGGCGCAGCTGATAAGACCACAGTAGGCGGTCATGTTGATACTGCAGGACGAAGAATGATTTCTGCTATTGGCTGCGAAGAATGCTGCGGATATTTGTGGCAGGTTCTTAGTGATGTAGCTGCTACTGGTGGATCTGGATGGGTAACGACTGATACACATGGAAGCTTTGGTCAGGAATATGGCGACCCACACGTCCTTGTTGCTGGTGCGCTTTGGAGTTACGGTTCGTCTTGCGGTTCTCGCGCTCGTGCTTCGAATCCTGTTCGCTCTGGTGCGGGTGCGTATGATGGTGGGCGCGGGTCGAGCCGAGTGTATCGTCTATAAAGGAGTAGGATAAATGATTAACTTCAATGAGATAGGAATTAAAAGCGGCATCGAAGGCGACAAGCTCTCAATCCAGGATATCCTAAATCGTGAAATAGTAATCACGGATTTTAAGGTATCAGGCTCGAACTACAAGACCGAGAATTGCACCACGATACAGTTTTACTTTCCAGAGGATGAAGCTCAGGTGAAGCATATCATTTTCACGGGTTCAGCCGTACTCAAAGACACGCTCGAAAAGTGCCGAAAGTATTGTGACGAAAACAATGAAAATTTTGAGATTAAAACTAAGATAGTCCAGGTTGGGAAGTTCTACTCCCTAACTTAGATTATAGGTTATGCGCTGCGTCCTTATTGCTGGTGCGAATTGGAATAACAGTTCGTCTTGCGGTTCTCGCGCTCGTAATTCGAATAATGTTCGCTCTAATACGAATACGAATAATGGTGGGCGCGGGTCGATACGAGGGATTAAGTTTATGACATAACTCCTATGTTAGCGGTTCGGCTTACTCTCGGCTGGGCGCATAACCGTGGCGGAATGCCAGAACACAAATAGGAGAATGGGCGGTTTGAGTAGCGAAAGCGAAAAATCCGCCTATTAATTTATGAAAACATATAAAAATCTATGGGATAGCTTTATCTCAAAAGAAAACTTCGACCTGGCTTATAGGAATGCTATTAAGAGAAAATGCAGACAGTGGCAGGTCAGAAAGTTCAAAAGAAAAGAAGCTGAAAATCTGGAGAAGGTTAGGCAGCTTGTCATCAGGGGCGAGTTTCATACTTCTGAATATAAATCGAAGATTATTTATGAGCCTAAGAAGCGAGTGATCTATAAGCTTCCATTCTGCCCTGATAGGATTGTGCAGCATGCTGTCATGAATATCCTTAAGCCAATACTTATAAATCTATTTATTGAGAATACTTATGCGTGTATTGAAGGCCGTGGCCAGATGAGAGCAAGCAGGAAGTGCTCTGAGTACGTGCGTAAATATAAGTATTGCCTTAAGTGTGATATTAAATCGTTTTATCCTTCGATTAATCAGCAGATTTTATCTGACATGTATCACCGCATCATCAAGGATGAGAAGTTCCTTGCGGTTATTGATGATATAGTGTTTAGCTTTCCAGGCGACCATAATTGTCCTATCGGCAATTATATGTCTCAGTGGAGTGGTAATTTTTACTTAACGAAGCTTGATAATTTCGTACTGCATGAACTTAAACCAGGCGGATATGAAAGATATTGCGATGACTTCATGTTGTTTTCGAATGATAAGCAGTTCCTTCATACCTGCAGGAGAAGATTAGAAGAGTTCTTGTGGGCGGAGCTGGAGCTTAAATTTTCAAAAAGTGATGTATTTAACACAAAGCAGGGCGTTGATTTCTGTGGATATAGAACTTTTGGCAAGTATGTCCTGGTAAGGAAGTCAACGGCCAAAAGAATGAAGAGAAGATTCAGGAAGGTGTTGGATTCCGACATTGAGGATGTTGAGAAATTAACTGGGCAAGTAGCAAGCTGTAAAGGATGGCTGAAGCATGCGTGCAGCCACCATTTATATAAATCACTCAGGCTTGATGATATAGATCTAAAAATACAAGAGTTTGAGAAAGGGGAAGAGATATGAAATTTTTAAAATCAAAGGAATTTTGGGAAGCTGCAGCGCACCGCGCAATCAGAACATTCTGTCAGGTATTTGTCAGCTCCATCCCAACATCAGCAGCCATCATCCAGGATGTGAACTGGGCTTATATCTTATCAGCTTCAGCTCTGTCTGCAGTCATCTCTATCGTGACTTCGATTGCAACTGGACTTCCTGAAGTAGAAGAGGAGTAGCCTATGGAGATGACACTTGTTGCGATGCAGATTGTGCTGGCATTTGGCAATATTTGCATCATGCTCTATGCTCTGAAGGTATTTCTCACAAAGCCAAGAAACGCCATAGAAGAGCGACTCACTACCCTTGAGGTAAAGATGAAGGAAGTAGAAACATCATTGCAGCAGGGGAATGATAATTTTAGAGGTCAAAAACAGACAAATGAAGTGTTGCTTCATTCGACACTGGCTTTAATCGAATTCGAGATTCAATATTGTATTGTCGAAAAGAAATCGCCGACTCCAGAGCTTCAGAAAGCGAAGGAAGATCTGCAGGCGTATCTCTCAAGAAAGTAGAAAGGGGGACGATTATGGCTCAAGTATATATCGGTTCAGCTCGTCATGACGAAAACGGAAAGCTAAACGGCAAGGAAGGAGACCAGCTTCAGACTGGAGCAGGTAATGACTTCAAGGGTGAAGTCTCAATGCAGACTTACTATACTCATAAGCTTGGATGGAATGGCCTGAGATTCAATAATATTGCATTCAGACATAAGGCTGCGGAGAGGATGGTTACTGCAGCAAATAATGCAAATATCGGCTATTCGCAGAAGGGTAGAGCTCAGATTCTTAAGAACGGCATCGATACGAAGAAAAAGACGAATTGCGATTGTTCGAGCTTGCTTCGAGAGGTGTTCATTGAGACTACTGGGAAGGATCCTGGAGCATTCTCGACTGAGGATGCTAAAACGGTATTGTTGGCCACTGGACTCGTGAAGTCTATCTCTGTAGTTGAGTCTGATCTGCAGGTGGGCGATATCCTGATTACAAAGAAAAAGGGCCATTGTGCCGTGGTAGTTTTAGGAAAGACTCCAGAAGAGCCTAAGAAGGATATTTATTATCCTACATATTACGGACGTGGCACATCCATTGTGTCAGCTCTGGAGACAGTGGGCGAGAAGGATTCAAGCTTCGCTCATAGAAGAAAGATTGCACTTGCGAATGGATTCAAGAGCTATTCAGGAACCATCAAAGAGAATATGACTCTTTTGGCTTATCTCAAGTGCGGAAAATTAAAGAAGGCTTAGGCATCTCTCTGAGGCTGAGGTTTTTGCCATGCCGTAAGCCTTGGATGCAAGAAACCCCATCATCAGGTTGGACGGATCTGGTGATGGGGTCTTTTTTATGCGTATAAATGCGTAAGATTGCGCAATATTGCGTATAGAAATACAAATATTTTGTTATTTAGATTCTAAAATACAAGAATATTGTTATACGCAAGTTTGCGTATTAATGCGTAGGTTTGCATATAAGTAAATAAGTTTACTTACTTCTTAGCGATATCATCTAAGAGTCTTATTATAATCCAATTCTGCTCGAAGATGGCATGCAAGTAGCTGACCTTCAGCTGCTCCTCGGATTTGGCGAAGGAAAGTTTCATGCCAGTCTCCATGAGACCCATGCCAGCGAGCTCCTGAGCAATTCCTTGGACCTTATCAGCATATCTTGGTGACACTTCTGAGAGTCCATACTTCTCCATAAGCTTTGCAGCTTTATCTTCTCTTGAATCAAACATTCCCATAGTTTTTCTCCTTTCGTTTAAGCTCTCCCTTGGAAGAATTATATTATCAAAAGAGTTTGAATAATGCGTGAAAAACGTTATAATGGCTTTACGCAATCTTACGCAAGTTTGCACATTTATACGTAAGTCTACGCAATAATGCGTAACATTACGCAACTCTACGCATATATACTTAAGTATACGCAAGATTGCGCAATAATGTGAAAGGAGTAGAAGATTGAAAAGCATTTTATTTACCAATCAGAAGGGTGGAGTCGGCAAGACTTTGCTTGCTGATGAGACAGCTTTCCATCTGGAGAAGGACCATGCGGTCAGCTTCCTTGATTTGGATCAGCAGGGCGGAGCTATCCATGAGACCAAGGAAGTTCCTGAAGCTGAATATCTTGTGATTGACACTCCAGGAGCTTTGCAGTCGGATATGCGACAGTGGATTGAAGAGGCTGACGTGGTAATCATTCCAACAAACTGCAATAGGCATGACATGATTCCGCTGGAGCGAATGATGGAGATTGCAGCAGACTTTGACAAAGAGAAATTCATTGTCGTATTTAATCGCTGGAATAGATTCTCAGGGACTGCTGAATTCATTAACTGGTTTAATCTGTCTTATCCAGGCTATAAGACGATGCTGATTCCAATGTCAGTAGCTCTGACAGATGCAGCAGCGCGTGGGATATCGATTTCCGAGTATAAGCCTACTCATAAGGCGGCCACAGCTATTGACGATTTTACGAAATTAATACTTAAAGCGTTAGGAGAATGATATGGCACAAGAATCAATTTTTAAGAAGTCTCTTGAAGCCAGAACTAAGGATCAGGAGACTAAGAAGGCAGATATCGGTCTGAAGGCGAAGAGCGTTCCTGATAGAATTTCGCTTTCGCTACCATCGGATTATAAGGCTAAATTTGAGAATTATTGCAAAGCAAATTATATCTCGACATCAGCTCAGCTGCGTGCCTGGATAGATCAGTTTTGCTCTGATTAGTTATTTTGGATAATTTTCTCTCGGTTAAGTTGTGCAAATTTCTTTTGTAACTTTCGTTCGTATTGTGTTAAGATTTTCTCATCGAGGAATAACTTTACGTCAGAAGAGATTGAGCTGAAAAGTGAATAGAGGAGAGAAGTTTTTGTTATAAAGTAATCTATCGGATAAATATCTGTTTTCGATTGTAACGCTTCTCGAAAGAGGAGCGTTTTCTTTATACAAAAAAAGCTCAAGTCGCAAGCTTGAGCATAATCGAAATAACTTACTTTGTTTGAGCTGTAAAGCGAATTTCAAAGTAGTTATATTCTAACAAATTCACACTTTATTCACAAGTAGTTTATTCCAAA